GATGAACGTTGGATTGCGTGGTTGGACGAATACGACCCTATGGTCCGTGGACCTCGCAGAGATCAGGCGGTTGCAGCGTTTAACGCAGGAGACGCAGAAGCGGTGGCACACTATGTTGGCCTCTTCAAGCAGACCCTCGAACCCGCTGAGCCACAAGAACGTCAGACTCGCCAAGCAGAGCTAGAGAAGCAGGTTGCGCCAAATCGTTCCGCTAACTCCGTGGACACGAAGAAGGTAGGCAAAGAAGCAAAGGTTTACTCAGAAAAAGAGATAACCAACGCTTGGAACCGGATTCGAACTATGAACACGAAGGGTCAGTTTGACGAGGCGGCTAAACTTGAAGCCGAAATAACTGCTGCATATCTTGAAGGCCGTGTCCGATTATAACGTGTTAACAAGTAAGCAGCTGTTAGTGACAACTCGAAACTAATAGGAGGCCATAATGGCTGCTGTATTCCCCGTCGTCTCTTCAGGAGACTTTGATACCACCCCGTCCTACTCAGGCGGTTTTATCCCACAACTATGGTCGAACAAGCTAAACGCTAAGTTCTACGCCAACACCATGATGACTGAAATTGCCAACACCGATTGGGAAGGCGAGATCAAGAATCAAGGTGACACAATTCGTATCCGTACTGCACCATCAATCACTATCAATGATTATGCAGGCGCTGGTACTACACTTACTTCTGAAGTTCCTGCACCGATCTACCAAGACATGCAGATCAACAAAGGTAAGTACTTCAGCGTTCAGGTCAACGACGTACTAGCACACCAAGCGGACATGGACTTGATGAACATGTTCACTGACGATGCAGCGAAGCAGTTGAAAATCGAAATCGAAAACGAGTGTTTCTTCAACTGGTTTGTTACTGAAGGTGCCGCTTCTGCAAACGCAGGTGCAACAGCAGGTGCGAAGTCAAGTGCGTATAACCTAGGCACAGACACAACTCCGGTTGACCAAGCAACTCCAGCAAACGTTCTAAACACAATTCTAGCAATGTCTTCAGCGCTAGACGAACAGAACGTTCCTGAAAGTGACCGCTGGTTGATTATGACTCCACGTGATCGTAACTTGCTGATGCAAACAGACATTGCGCAAGCGTACTTCACAGGCGATCAGTCAAGCATCGTTCGTACAGGCAAAATCGGTCAGTTGGACCGTTTCACTGTGTACGTGTCTAACCTTCTACCAAAAGGTGAAGCAGGCAAGGCGCTTGTTAACGGTCAGGCAGCAACATCTACAGGTGCGACTCTTTCAAGCGCGAAAGCACGTCGTACAATGGTTGCAGGCCATAAATCAGCCGTATCCTTCGCATCGCAGATCAGCAAAACTGAGCCTCTGCGCAACCAGACTGACTTCGGCGACATCGTTCGCGGTCTAGCAGTGTATGGACGCAAAGTTGTAAAAGACGACGCTCTAGTAACTGCTATCGTTGGCTCAGCCAGCTAAGTGTAACTGAGAGGGGGTAGCCCCCCTCTCACCGCGATAGGAGGGACGTTATGGACGTTTACCAACTTGTAGAAAAACTAAGCGGTGAGATTGTCGGTGGCAAAGGCCGCGTTATGATTGACGGCGAGCGCGTACTTGTTGCTGAAATTATCAATGGCGAGTTCCAGCTAAACGAAGCCGGAGTCCAACTGGCGGAAAAACACCGTGCGCCTGCGAAGAAAACAACCGCGAAAAAAGCACCGTCGAAGCGCACTCGCGCACGTAACAGTGACGGTACTCTGAAAGCAGATGACCCAAGCACGCCCAATGTAAACGAGGCTTGGACAGATGGCGACAGTTAAGGTTATAGACATTATTCGCCGTGTGGAGTTTGTACTTCAGGATACTAATATTCGTTGGCCTCGCCTCGAGTTGCAGAATTGGATTAACGAATCTTACCTCGCGATTACACTACTACGCCCTGACGCTAACGCTAAGACAGGTACGTTTACGTGCGCTGAAGGCACTCGTCAGGTTCTTACAGATCAATTTGCATCCGCGCTTCGGTTGCTAGATATAACTCGTAACTTAGCGGCGACGTCTACTAAGAAAGTCGTTCGTATTGTCAGCCGCAGCGTTCTGGATGACCAGAAGCCCACATGGCACTCAGAGACTAACTCTGTAAACATTCAGCACTACACGCACGACACTCGTCAACCCAAGGAGTTTTTTGTCTACCCTCCTGCTACAACGGCTGCTCAGTTAGAGGTTATTTACGCTGACAGCCCGGGCACACACTCGTTGTCAGAGTCAGACCTAGACCCAGAGGGGTCGGACACAACAGTTATTCTACTCGACGACATTTACATGTCACCGATGATCGACTGGGTTTTGTACCGTGCTTACTCAAAAGACGCAGAGTACGGGGCGAACGAAGCTCGTGCAGCGGCGTCTTACCAAGCGTTTAACTCAGCTATGGGGGCTAAAACGCAGGTTGATGCAGCAGTTGCACCTGTGGCGACTAGCGGGGTGACCTAACATGGCTACGAGCACTTGGGATAACTTCTACCCCTACTTACAGCCCTACTTGCCGGGGTGCCCTGAAATAGTAATGGACTCGCACTTGCAAGAGGCGGCGTCTAAGTTTCTTGAGCATAGCGGCGTCTGGCGGTTTGAGGTAGAGAAAGACTTCGCGGTAAGAAACGTTGCGGAGTATCCTATTTTTATCCCAAGTACAGAAGCCGTTTTAGAAGATATTTACGAACTTGTCATTGACAGCGTAAAGCTCAAGAGGGTCACTGATAGGCACTTGGACTCTACCGTGTTTGAAACAAACGGAAGACCATCGCACTACGCCATCTACCAAGATACTTCTATAAGGCTGTACCCTACCCCTGATAAAAAATATACGTTTCGCGGTTGGGGAGCGCTCAAGACAAAACTGACAGCGACGGGTGTCGAAGACTGGATTTTCGAGTCCCACGGGCGTTGTATTTCTTACGGTGCGATCTCCCTATTAGCGTCTGTTCCCGGCAAAGAATGGAGCAATCCTGAACTTGCTGTGTACTACAAACAACTGTTTTCGAGAGAAGCTGATGACGCTAGGTCGAGAGAGTATAGACAAGTCAATACGCGCGTCCGTTACCAAAACTTTGAAGGTTCAAATCGGAGGGCGTAATGGCTACATCATTTAACTACGTGCAAGGTGATACGGGTCCGCAGCTTAAAGTTACGTTGACGAACGACACAACGAAAGAAGCTGTCGACCTAAGCGGTGCGACCGTCACACTCCATTTTCGCGCAGCGGGGGAGACAAGTGTTTTGTTTTCTCGCAACTTTCTGATCACGGACGAAGACAACGGAATAGCCGTTCTCCAGTGGCAGACAGATGACCTAAATCAGGACGCAGGTGTTTACGAAGGCGAAATTGAAATCGTTACGGCGGGCGGTATACGCGAGACAATTTACGATAAGTTAAAGTTTAGAATACGAGAAGACTTTGCATGAGCGGTACTAAGGCAACATATTCTTTACTCAACAAGATTTCAGCGGCGATTGAACAGCTGAATGTTAATGTCACTGCGGAGGCAGTGGTTGAGTATATTGTTGCTGAAGTTCTGTCTGGCAATTTTCTACTTATCTACGTCTTGGACGACGCAGCAGGCGTTTCAGATGAAACCGTGTTAGGGCTAGTAAAGCAATTCGCTGAAGACACGCAGGTCAGCGAACAAAAAATTCTCGAAGTGGGTAAACAACTTCAGGACGATGGTATTTTCACTGACGAAGAGATACTAGCTTTTTCTAAGTTTTTAACCGAAGCACCTTTAATAACAGAACAACATACTATTTCATTTTCGAGGGCTGTTCCAGACGAAGAAGCGCTTGTTCAAGACGCTGAGCTAAGAAGTTTTGTTAAAAATCTGACTAGCAACGTGTACGCAACGGATGACGTCGACGGCGAAGCTAGTATTCTGGATGACCAAGAAATACAGTTTTTCAAAAATGTAACGCATGTTGCGTCAGCAAGCGATAGCCTAAGCATACAAGCAAGCTTTGTGCGCCTATTCAGTGAATCTTCTGCGGTTTCCGAAGCATTTTTTCAGAATGTAGGGAAACAGTTTTCCGAAGCTACGGCTTTACAAGACGACATCATAAGAGACGCCAGTAAAAACACCTCCGAAATTATAGGAGTTGGCGAAACGTACTCCGGCCACTTTGAAACGACGCGAGCTGATACTGGGCTAGTTGCTGATGCTTTGGTTAACAGTTTCAGCAAAACTTTTGCGGATAGTATCGTTCTGAACGACGATTTAGGCGCGTCTATTGTTTACGAACGCGACTTTTACAACACAGCAAATGTGACTGACGATGTGGATGGTCTTGCCTCTATTTTGGATGATCAAGAAATTTCTTTCGTCAAAACAAACAACAACACTCTGTTCGTAGCGGAGACTGACGTACTGGGGGTCGGAAAAGTTTTAGAAGAAACAACCTCGTTTGCCGATGCGGGGTCGTTAGTTAGTCAAGGTTACTGTGACCTCAGTTACTTTGATAGTGATTACGTCGGCGCTATTAGAACCTTCTAAGGAGATCGTTATGATTAACGAAAATTTAAAGCTCTCCGGTCAGCTTAACATAGTCCTGAAGGACAAGACCGGAAAAGTAAAAGACCAACGCGAGGTTAAAAACCTTGTTGTGAACGCTGGCCTTGCTTACATTGCGTCTCGGATGACCGGAACTTCTAAGGCCGTCATGTCTCATATGGCGTTAGGATCAGGAACAACTGCCGCAGCGGCGTCTCAGACTGATCTTGTGTCGGTTCTCGGTTCTCGTGAAGCCTTAGACAGCACAACTATCTCTGGCACTAACAACGAAAAGGTTGTGTACGTGTCTACATTTGAAGCCGGAGATGCGACAGGCGCTGTAACCGAAGCAGGTTTGTTTAACGCTTCGTCAAGCGGCGACATGCTTTGTCGTACAGTGTTCAGCGTGGTCAACAAAGCCGCAGACGACACGTTGTCTATAACTTGGACAATTACTTTATCCGCGTCATAATATGCTAACGCGTTAACAAAAATTGAAGGGGCGTATCCATGGCTATTAAAACTCGTCAGACAACGGCAACGGGTGTTACAAACGTCGATGCGCCCCTGACAAACGCCGAAGTCGATAACAACTTCGTAGAACTACAACAGAATAAAGTTAGTACCTCCGGCGACACGATGACCGGAGACTTGAACTTCGGTGATTCCGACAAAGCCATATTCGGGGACGGTTCTGACCTAGAGATTTACCATGATGGCTCTAATAGCCTTATTTCAGATACTGGCACAGGGAATATATTAATTAGTTCTTCTGATCTTGAGTTGCAGAATGGTGGTGGTACTACTTATCTAAAGATTGATTCAAGTGGTTTAGGAGGTCTAAACCTATACTATTCTGGTAATGAAAAACTCCGCACTACCAGTTCGGGGATCACCGTAACAGGCAGTATAGCCGTTTCAGGCACGGTTGACGGCGTAGACATTGCAGCATTGAATACATCTGCACTCACCACAAGCACCACATTCGGCGGCGATGTAAGTGGCACATACGATGCAATCGTCGTTGCGGATGACAGTCACAACCATATCATTTCAAATGTTGATGGATTGCAAACTGCGCTTGATGCCAAAGCGCCAACGGCCAGCCCAACCTTCACTGGGTCAATTACTTTTCCAACTGGGCAAACATTTGATGGTCGGGATGTATCCGCAGATGGCACTAAGCTAGACGGCATCGAAGCAGGCGCTGATGTAACTGATGCTACCAATGTGCAAGCCGCTGGCGCACTGATGGACAGCGAACTGGCAAACGAAAGTGCGGTCAAAGGATTAAACCAATCGGTAGCAACAGGCAGTACACCTTCGTTTTTCAATATCGGGCTATCTGCCAATACTTACACCACTATACCTTATCCATACGCATCTGGCGCGCTTTACGTAGCAGATCATATTTACCATTACGGCGATACAGACACCTACATTTACATGACCTCTGATGATTTCAGAATTGTCGCTGGCGGCAGACAGATGATCCGTATGGATGAAGGGAATAACCCTGATAAATTGCAATTCGTTGACGCTAATAACTACGTTGATAGCAGCGGCAACTGGGCTATGTCTGGCGATGTTGTCTGGGGCGGCGAATTAAGAAGTGGTACGTTTAAATTCGAAAGCGATGGCACTAATCACTACATAAGAAACTCGGCCCATACCGATGGAGACATCGTTATTGAGAGCGAAAGTTCGACTGGGGTTAACCAAACCTTAGCTAGGTTTGATAGTAGTGGCGTATATACATACGTAGCTTTATACTACAATAATGGGCTTTCCATGACCACTACTACGGGAGGCATCACTGTCCATGAATATGTGAAGCACTATGGCGATACTGACACTTACATGGGGTTTGACGCCGTTGCCAGTTGGGTTGCGTATACTGACGGAAGCAAAAGAATATCAGCAAACAACAATGGCTTTTTTGTTGAGAGCGCAGCAAGAGAAAATGCCACTGCATTATCTGGAACAACCCCAACTTGTAACGCAGACTCGGCAGGTTATTTCAGCCTGACAATGACTGGGAACACCACTTTCACATTTAGCGCACAAACTAGCGGATACTCAGCAGGGTTTGTCGTTGAACTAACAGGCAACGGCGGCACCGTTACATGGCCTACATCAGTTGATTGGGCTGGCGGCACTGCGCCTGATGCACCAGCTTCAGGTGAAACCGATTTGTTGGTCTTTAATACCAGAGATGGCGGAACAACTTGGTACGGAATGCTTGCGATTGACGCAGCCGCATAAGAGGTAACTAATGGCAAGTTCTAAAAAATTCGCTATGGGTGCAGCAGGTGCGGCAGGTGCAGGTGAAGCCCTGAATGTTGAGGATGTGTTCAGCACTTATTTGTATGAGGGTACAAGTGCTAATAAAACAATTACAAACGACATTGATCTAAGTACAGAAGGTGGTTTGGTTTGGATTAAGTCAAGGACAAACAGCTCAACTGTTGGAAATCCAAGTATCTTTGATACTGAAAGAGGGGTCTATAAATGGCTAAGGACTAACCTTACTCCCGCTGAATTAAGTTACACAAATACTGTTACTGCGTTTAACACAGATGGTTTTTCTTTAGGTGTTAATAACCAACTGAATTATTCAGGTGAAGACTACGCCTCATGGACATTTCGCAAAGCCCCTAAGTTTTTTGATGTGGTGACTTATACTGGAAATGCAACTAACAGAACTATCAGCCATAACTTAGGAGCAACCCCAGGTTGTATTATTATAAAGTCAACCTCAGACGCTTATGCTTGGGCTGTTTGGCATACGGGTCTTACAAGCCCACAATATCAATATCTTTGGTTACAATCTAATCAGGCTCAAGCAACCTCTGGTACTTATTGGAACCAAACAAATCCTACAAACAGTGTTTTTTCTCTTGGCACTAATGCTACCGTAAATGCTTCAGGCGAAACATACGTTGCCTACCTATTCGCCCACAATGACGGTGACGGTGAGTTCGGCCCTACAGGGGATCAGGACATTATCAAGTGCGGTAGTTATACTCCTAGTGGTTCTGACTTAACCATTGACTTGGGATTTGAACCACAATGGGTAATGATAAAATCCGCTGCTGTTGGGGGTATATACCGAGACTGGTATATCTTTGATAGCATGAGAAAACTTGATGCGTCAGCCACAGGAAATGCACCCCTATTAGCAAATCAAGATTCGGCGGAAGGCGGTATTTATGCTAATAATGACACTCTTGTCAAAGCAACTCCAACAGGAATGATAATAGAAGGTTCTGGCCAACCAAGTGCCGTTGGCGCCAGTGGCGACACCTACATCTACATGGCCATACGCCGTGGCCCAATGGCGGTGCCTGAGAGTGCGACTGACGTGTTTGCTATTGATGATCGCAGTGGCGGGCCTCCCAATGCAGTGGCAGGGTTTCCAGTAGATATGGGGTTGTACACTAACATAACAACAGGGGATAACCGCTACATTTCCACAAGGCACATCCAAGGCAATCGTTTTTTTGTAACCTCGTCAAGTTCAATGAGTAGTTCATCTGAGGCTAAATTTGACTATCAAAACGGCTTTATTAATAGATCAGACACTTCAACGGATACTTTGCACTGGATGTGGCGAAGAGCACCCGGGTTCTTTGACGTAGTTACTTATAAGGGCAATGGCCAAGCTAGTAGGGAGATTAAGCATAACTTAGGTGCTGAGCCTGAAATGATAATCTTTAAAAACTTAAGTTATACCTACGATGCGCCGCTTTTGTGGAACAAGTGGCCCTACTGGAATTCGTCAATACCACATCAAACTCTTGGTTTTTTGTATTACATGAACTCAACAGGTGTTACTGCTTACAGCCATGATGCATTAAATTCAGGTAATGCTTCCGCACAAAACTACTACGTACCAACAGACACTAGCTTCTGGGTAGGAAACAGCAGAGTTTCTAATAGAAGCGGAGATACCATTACAGCTTTAGTTTTTGGTAGTTTAGACGGTGTATCTAAAGTTGGAACTTACTCAGGCAACAGTAGTAACAACTCGTCTGGTTCGCAAACAATAGATTGCGGTTTTTCTAATGGTGCAAAATTTGTTCTCATAAAGTCATTAGGACAAACTCAACCTTGGCAATTATTTGACACCACAAGAGGTATAAACGCTGGCACAGATAAGATGCTCGAACTCAATAATTCAGCTGCTGCTGAACGAACTTGGTACGATTGGATTGACTCAGACTCTTCTGGTTTCATCGTAAATAATTTTGGAGATTCTGGTTACAACTTAAACATAAACAATAACAAATACATCTACTACGCCGTTGCTGCATAAGGAAGGTTAACATGGCAGAATACAGAAACAGAACAACGGGTGAGTTAAAGACGAAAA